CCAACCGCAGTCAGCGGCCGACGACATAGCAGAAAAGCAAAAGCCGGGACCGACATCCCGGCTCTTTATCAACCATCACAAGGAGCAAGCATTGTGACGAAACAGATTGTAGCAAACGCCGCAAAGGATGTCGTGATCCGTGACGCAATCCGATTGCTTGGCAAAGAGTATCGAAGAGGATTTACCGACGCCATCCAGATGCTAGATGACTATATCTGCCCAGCCACGGGCGAATCATCGACGTCGAATGGCCGCTCCTACACGGCTTATACCCAGGCGTTGAATAAGCGATTTGGTTTAAGCAAGGAACAGGCAGAAGCACACGCCAATGGGGAAAACATTCGTGATCTGGTGGACGGCATGACGCTGCACGCCATTTTGTTGGCCGAAGCCGATGCGGCTTCAGAGATTATTGGGGGCATCCGGGAAAAGCTGCCGAGACAGCTTATCAAAATGCGCATGAAAGAGGCTTTTGAGCGACACGCAGGTACTTTGCGGCGCATCCAGACGAATCAGAGAGGTTTTGCATGAATCAGTTATTACCCAGCCTGGCGATAGAAATCGACGCGCTGCACGAACAGGCAGAAACTTATGCAAATCAGGCCGTGATCTACGCGGCGCGGTGCGGTGCGAGGCTTTTGGAGGCCAAGAATGATGTTGAACATGGGGAGTGGCTTGGGTGGTTAAGCGTAAACACTAAAGTCAGTTACGACAAGTCGAAAAGGTACATGAGGCTGGCCAAAGAAATGCCGGAACTTTTGGACGCAAATAGTGCGATGTCGCCCAATTTACCAGGTACTTATCAGGCACTTGCGTTAATTTCTGCAGACGAAGAAACCAAAGCCATCGTCCAGGAAAAATTGGACGCCGGAGAAACCGTTAGCGTCAAGGAAATCGAGCGGTTAAAGCGCGAGGCGGAAGAAGCCCGCAACAAACTAATTGAAGCCCGTGGCGAGGCGGATAGCCAGCAGGGAATTATCAAATTGTTGGAGCGTAAGCTCAGCGAGAAACCGACCCAGGTGGTGGTCGAGAAGGAGGTTATTCCCGCTGACTATGAATCGCTGAAGGAAAAATCTCAGCGGCTGGATAAAAAGTCGGCGGATCTGGAAAAGGAAATCACGACGATTAAAGACCGCATGAAGGCCGACATTGATCGCGGCGTGAAATCCTACCTGAAGGAGCGTCAGGACGAATTGGATGCCATGCAGGGCAAGCTGGAGCGTTTGCGTGATGAGTCCGAGAAGTGCCGGCAGGAGATAGTAGGGGCCAACCGCAAAGAGCAGGAATTGAAGGCCCAGGTGCAGGCGATTGATGACGCTAATTTTGCGCTCAACAAGCTGGCCGTTGCCTTGGCTGGTTTTGAGTTCATGCCGGAAGGCCATGTGCTGCGCCAGTGGCAGACCCTTCAGCAGAGCTTGCAGGATGGATCCTCTGCCGTGAAGACATTTACCTCGTTACGGCTGGCATCTTGAGCCAAGACGCAAAAGCAAAAGCCGGAGCGACCACTCCGGCTCTCTATCAACCATTGATCGAAAGGAGGATCAACGATGACTGGTGATTATTTTAACACGATCAAACATGTCGGCATGTACTCAACCAAAGTGCGAATTCGGCAAGATGGCTCAATGGTTGTGGAGCAAACCAACAGGCATGGAAATTCAGACTGCGTGATTCTTCCTAAGGATTTGGTCAACCGCATCGTTGATGCAGTCGCTAATAAATCTGATGGGAGGGCAGCATGAAACGCCCAGCATTCCAGTTTTACCCTGGTGATTGGTTGACGGATACCGCACTCAGATGTTGCTCAATAGGAGCCAGGGGACTATGGATAGACATGATTTGTTTCATGCACGGAGGTTCCACTTATGGCTACCTGAAGGTTAACCATAAGGTTATCCATACATCCAACCTTGCACGCATGGTGGGCTTAACCGCCGATGAGGCTGAAGGTTACATCCAGGAACTGATTGATGCGGGAGTCTGCCAAGTCGATGAAGAGGGGTGCTTTTTCTCAAAGCGGATGATTCGAGACGAAAACCTGCGCCAGGTAAGGGCTGCAGGCGGAAAGAAGGGCGGAAACCCAACCTTGATGGTTAAGGAAAATGACGAAGTAAGGTTAACCACCGAGGTTAAGCAAAATCCAACCCCTTCTTCTTCTTCTTCATCTTCATCTTCAAAGAAGAAAGAAGCGCGCACTCGCGATCCTGATGCTCCTGCTGTCTGCACTCCCGAAATGATGACGGAGGTAGATATTGCCGTCGCCAAAAAATTCATTGCGCATCGCAAGCAGGTTGGAGCCAAGGGCGACTTCACGGTAGACGCTTGGTCATTCCTGCTGCGGGAAGCGGCCAAGGCGGAAGTAACGCCGGCCTTTGCCGTGGAGTACGCGATCGGAAGGCAGTGGCAGAGCTTTACGGCGAGCTACTACCTCAACGCCGAACGGATTGGCGCAGCGGCTCCGGTGAATCGTGAACCCATGCACCGTTCCATGATGCGTGGGGCATTCCGCTTATGAGCACCGTCGAACCCATCATCATCGGCACGCTGCTAAGGCATCCGCAGTGGATTGCCAAGGTCGGTATCAGCGCTAACCACTTTGCCGACCCGTTCTGCCGGGATGCGTTTGCGGCGATGCGCGCTGCCATCTCCGAGGGGCTGGAAATCGATGTCGTCACCGTGGCGCAACGCATGGACGGGATGCCAGTTGCGGAACTCTCGACGTGGTGGAAGGAGACGATTACTCGTCCCGAAAACCTGAGCGAGTGGTGCAGCAAGCTCCGCAAGGACCACCGGGGCCGTGAATTGGTGGACCTGCTGGGGGTTGCCCACAAGACGGCGCAGGAAGGTAAAGACCCGGACGCTATCCGGTCCAAGTTGATCACCCGGCTGTCGTCGCTGGATGACGATTCGCAGACCTTTGACCACGACACGACCCGGTTGATGTCGTCGGTGGTGGACTTCCTGCAGGAAGCTCATGACGCTTTCAACGCGGGGGGTATCGTCGGTGTACCGGCGGGGATTGCTGGCATCGACAAGCTCATGGGCGGTTTCCACAAGTCCGACCTGGTCATCGTCGGCGCCAGGACTTCCGTGGGCAAGACGGCTTTCATCATGTCGCTGGCCCTGAATGCGGCCAAAGCCGGGCGCAAGGTCGGCATCATCTCGGCGGAAATGTCGGCGCAGCAAATCGGGTTGCGTCTGACCTCGATGGTCAGCAACGTCGATTCATACCGTCTGCGCTCCGGAGACCTGACGGAGGATGAATTTGCTCGTATCAGTCACGCCGCTCAGATCACGCAGGGGCTGAATATCCGCGTTTACGACAAGCCGGCTTGTACGCCGGGGGATACCGCCATCCAAGCAAGGGCGTGGCAAATCGGTGGCGGCTTGGACATTCTGTTTGTCGACTACCTCACCCGACTCACCCCTGATGACACCAACAATTCCCGCGTCCGTGAAGTCGGCCAGATGGTGTCTTCACTGAAGACGCTGGCCAAGTCTCTCAACATCCCTGTGGTTTGCCTGGCGCAGATTAACCGCAGTTCTGAACAGCGCGCCAACAAGCGTCCGCTCCTGAGCGACCTCCGTGACTCGGGCGAAATCGAGCAGGAAGCCGACTCCGTGCTGCTGCTTTATCGCGACGCCATGCACAACGATTCCGCCGACCCGGAAAGTGCAGAAATCCTGATTGAGAAAAACCGACACGGTCCTTGCTCTGCAGTTGAGGCGCGGTTCATTCACAGCACGATGACCTGGGTGGGCCGCCATGATGGATGAAAAACTCAAAAAGCTGGGCCAGTCCATATCGGCTGGGGCGCAAGCCAAGCGCGACATGAAAGCCGATGACTGGGCGCAGGTTCAGCGTCATCACCCCGACCAGGCCGAATTCATCTCCGCCATGGGTGCTGTGTTCGGTAAACCGGCCAGCGTCCAGGTGAAGACCGACAAGGGCGACGTGATTCTGGATACCAACCGTTACAAGTGACCGAATGCGAATCATGCAAAACCCGAGACATCTACCGGTTTGGCAACGAGCTGTGCTGCTGGTTGCGATTCTTCAGGGGCTTGCCAGGCCTGCCCGACGGAGACGGCCTGACCACCCAAGATTTCTGGCTCGCCAAGCTCCGCAAGGCGGGCAAATACCCACTGGCGAATGACATCGCCAAATCACTCAACGAGGAAGCCCATGGATAAAGAAATCAATCTGACGAAACTGCGCGAACACTTGCCGCTGCTGGAAGCGAAATGGCAGGACAAGGACGACGCCACGACGGAATACAACGCCGCAGTGGATGCGGTGAGCGCGGAAACCGGGGCAGAAAAGGCGGTACTGAAGAAGCTGGTGACGGCGATCAAGAAGGAAAAATCCGAGAACGCGAAAGCCGAGGCGGATGAGTTGAGTGACCTGATCGACGCGATCGGCTGCTGATTATGGATGCTTTTTCAATAGATCCAGGAACCTGTGAGCCAATCCCAAGAGAGGCGGCCGTCTTGCTGGTTCAGCAGGCGCTCGATCGAATTCGTGACGAACCAAAAAACCACGGCGATAGGGGATGGCAGTGCGGAGGCGCTTACTGGCGGTTAGCCAAAGTGCTGGACTTGTATCTGTACCCAAGGCTGGTTACTGAGGAGGGCGATGATCACGCTGCTTTCATCATTCGCGAGCACGGCAGGATCCAAAGAGAACCATGAAGTGCCTGATGGTTCGCGGAGGAAACACCCTGGTCCCGAGTGACGACGTGGCGCGGGATCTGGTCGGCAAGATCAAGCCGGGCGACGGCGTGTGGGTGGACATCAAGCGGCCGCGCTCTTTGCCGTTCCACAAGAAATTCTTCGCCTTGTTGAACTTGGGCTTTGACCACTGGGAGCCGGAAGAAGCGACCTACAAGGGTCAGGTGATCCAGAAGGATTTCGACCGGTTCCGTGGCGACATTTTGATTCTGTCTGGCCATTACGACGCGGTGTTCGACATCAACGGCAACGTGAAACTGAAACCGAAGAGCATCAGTTTTTCCAACTGCGACGAGGACGAGTTCAACAGCGTGTACCAGCAAGTCCTGACGGTGATCTGGAGCCGGCTACTGAAGCAGGCGAATTACGAATCACCGGAAGAGGTGGATCGGGTCGTCAATCAGTTGATGAGTTACGCATGATGTTCCGATCACAAAAATACCTGAAAGCCGCGAAGGGCAGGGCTTGCACGCTGCGGATCCCCGGCATCTGCAATTGGAACGCCTCGACGACGGTGTCTGCCCATTCCAACCTGGGTCGTCATGGCAAGGGCATGGGCATCAAGGCCCAGGATATTTTCTCGGCCCACGCCTGCAGTGCCTGTCACGACGTGTATGACCGTCGAGTGCCGTCGGATTACAGCAAGGACGAATTACAGGATCTCTGGCAGCGAGGATTTGAGGAGACGTTGCTGCGGAATCTGGAAAGCGGGTTGCTGAAGGTATGAAAACCTCGCCCCTTGAAGCGGAAATGGCCCTGCAGATTCGGGCCGCGAAGTTACCGGATCCCCTCCGTGAGCATCGATTCCATCCGACCCGGCGCTGGCGGTTTGATTTCTGCTGGCCGGAGGCGGGCATTGCGCTGGAAATCGACGGGGCAACCTGGACCGGTGGCCGGCACACGCGGGGATCGGGTTATCAGGCCGATTGCGAAAAGCTGAACGAGGCGGCGGTATTGGGATGGCGGGTGTTCCGGGCGACGCGGGACATGGTCAAGAGCGGGTATGCGTTGCGGTTACTGGAGGCGGTGCTGGTATGAAGCGACGGAATTTGACGGGCATGGTGCGCGGGTGCTGGACGATCCTGGAGGACGTGGAGGACAAGATTTACGACGAGCGCCGCGTGCGTTATGTGCGGGCGAAATGCCGCTGCGGCACCGTCCGTGCCTGTCGAGCGGATTCGATCACCAGCGGACTCTCGAAGAGCTGCGGCTGCCATCGGGCGGAAAGAGTCCAGGCGCACTTCGCGGCGAGGCTGGCATGAATTGGGACGACGAGGCCGATTTGTACCTGAAGGACCACTACAACGACACCAGCGCCAAGCGCATTGCCAAGGAGCTGGGCTGTGATCCGGAGGACGTGTACCGGCGGGCCTACAAGCTGGGATTGGGCTGCCGGCAGGTATGGACTCGGCGGGAGGATATGGCGATTCGATTGATGTATTTCCGAGGCGCGAGAGCGGTGCATAAGCTGCTGTCGGGCCGGACGATAGGGGCGATCTGGGCGCGGGCCTGGCGATTGGGACTGGCAAAAGCACACGAGGAGTGGGTTGATGAGTGACATGATCAAAGGGGCGGCGCAAGCACAGGCAGATTTCATGAATGCCTGCCGGCAGCGCGTTGAGTTGGGGCAGGCCAATGGCGAATTGGCCGATCTGTACGTGAATTTAATGAAGGAAGAGGTCATCGAGACCGTTGAAGCCTGGAACGATGCGTTCCATCAGGCGGAAACCGGTGACGCTGATTTGATCGAGATCACGGCGCCGATTGTTGATGGGGCCATTGATACGATTTTCGTGGCATTGGGTTTGCTGAACGCGCTGGGGGTCGATGTTGAGGCGGCCTGGCAGGAAGTATGCCGGAGCAATCAATCCAAACTCGGACCGAATCCCACATTCAGGGCCGATGGCAAGCTGCTGAAGGATGAGCATTTCAGTGAACCGGACTTTGCCCGCGTAGTGCGCGAAAGCTGGGGGATTGCATGAAGGCTAGTGACGCTGTGGAGATGATTCTCAAGGACAATTCGCAACACGTACCAGGTCGGCGGCGATCACTACAAAGCCATGGAAGTGGAGCCTTGGGCGGTCCTCAGGCTGTTTTGACGCCAGAAGAGTGGGTCGGGTTTCTCAAGGGCAACATCATCAAATACGGCATGCGACAGGGGCGAAAGGAAGGGGCTGACGACGATGCCGACAAGGCCAAGCACTACATGAAAAAACTCAGTGAGGTGGAGGATGGCTTTGCTGGATTTTGATTTGCTGATGCTGATTCCGCTGGCTGTATTTCTGTTGTTTCTGTGGCTATGACACTCAAGGACCGACTGAAAGACATGCTCCTGCTGTGGGGCGAATGGGAGGCCGAGGGCGTCTATGCCGCCCGAGCACAGCGCTCGATGCTGGGGCGGATTGGTGAGTCGCGGGCCACGGATGGCGGGCGACCGCTGCCACCCGGCGTGTGGATCCCCAACGACGTGATGATCGTGGGCCGGCTGATTGCGGAGATGCGCGAAACCTGCCGGGCCGGGGTGAGGTATGCCCGGCTGATCAGAAGGCGCTATGTCGCCGGGGAGGCGGTGACCGGGTCGGCGATTGAGCGGGCCGAGCGGTGGCTGCTGGAGGCTTACAAGCGAAAAACGTGAAAACGTAGGTCACACAAAGTGCAGGTTGTGCTGTACAAAACACGCAAGATTCCATCAGAGCGTCCATAGGGGCGCTCTTTTTTATGATCACACCCCCACTGCCCGCCCCGTGCGGGCTTTTTTATACCCGGAGGTTGGATGGACGCGCTGATTATCGCGCTGGTGAAGAAGCTGGCGGCCTGGATCGTCGGCGCGCCGTTCTTCGCTCGCGTTCTGAGCCTGGTATCGATGTTCGATGGCCGGCTAGATCTGGACGGCAACGGCAAGCGAGAGGCGGTCTTGGCTGAATTGGTCTCCGCCGGAGAGCTGTTTGGTAAGCGCCAGTTCAATCGGGCGATCGAGTGGGCGCTGGTGATTGTGGAGCGGAGCAAATAATGGGCATTGCGCAGGTTATTAGTCATGGTTTGACCACGGCCACGGGGATGAACGTCCAGGGCGTAATCCTGATTGCGCTGGCGCTCGTTTCCGAGATGGAGCAGGGCATTTATCGTCAGGCGGCATTCATTGTGGTGCTGCTGGTGTGGGCTTTTGTTTCTTTTATCACTCGCGGTCATGAGGCTTTGCCACAGCGCATTGACGAGCCACACGAAGACCTGGATCACGATTTGCCGCTTGATGATGTGCTGGCAGAGGGTCGTTCATTTGTTGATGACGGTGAATATCGCCGCCCGCTAGGTCTGATGGCGACACCGAAATTGCCGGAGATGTCCGTCAGCAAGCGCGGCATTGATCTGATAAAGCAATACGAAGGCTGCAAGCTCACTGCCTATTGGGATAAGTGGGGAAAAGTCTGGACGATCGGTTACGGCTGGACCATTGGCGTCAAAAAAGGCGACCGATGGACCCAAGCTAAGGCCGAGAAGATGCTGGCGGAAGGGGTCAAACCCTACGCCAAAGCGGTGGCTGATGCGATTGGCACGACCCCGACCACGCAAGGCGCCTTCGATGCCATGACCTCGTTTTGCTATAACGCCGGCCCCACCAATTTCCGCAAGAGTTCGATGCTTCGCTTTCATAAGCAGGGGAATAGGACGGCCGCCGGGAATGCGTTTCTGGCCTGGAATAAGGCCGGTGGCGTTGTGCTGAAAGGATTGGTTCGTCGTCGTGAAGCCGAGCGAGCGCTGTACCTGTCATGAAGTCGCCCGCAAATCTGGTCTTGGAAGGCTTCATCGTCTCTATCGTGATCTGTGTGGCAACGATTGCGCTGCTGCTGCTGTGGATGGTGCTGTGAAGGATCCCTACCAGGAAATGATGACCGAGGTGATGGGCTACATGCTCTTCATCGTGGCGTTTGTCGTGATGCTGGTATTGCATGGCTGCGCACCGGTGCAAGTAGCGCCAAACCTGAAACTGCCCGAACCCAAGGCCTGCCCCAAGCTCGTCATGCCGCCGATTGCAACGACATGTTATCTCGACATCAAAGGCGACGTGGTGGTGGTGGACGATTGCGGCGACACCTTACTGCGCGGCTATGTACGTGCGCGGTCCTTGCTGCGTTAAGCGGATGCACTTGCAACATGAAAACCAACCCGGTCCACGAGGTAACTG